AAATCAATCGGTGATAACCTTACGCAAGTACTGGCCAATAGTGCCAACGCAAAAACCGATGCTGCTGAAGCCAAATCCGTTGTAGCCGGACTTCAGTCTAAACTCGAATCAGTTGCCACCGCTGCTGAACTTAAAGAGTTCAAAGATGCTATGCAATCTCAATTCGATGCCCTGACCACTAAAGTAAAGAAAGGTCAACCCGAAGGCAAATCATTCAGCGAAGCACTTGCCGAGAAACTCGAAGGAGTTAACATCGAAGCGGAAATGAGAAAGAATGGCCGTTTGCACATTCAACTGCCAGAGGTGAAGACCATCACATTGGCTTCTAACCTTTCCGGTGATAGCGTTGCCACTTACAATAGCCGCCAAGCAATCCAACCTAATCAGCTGGTTAACTTCCGTGATTTTGTGCCTACCACTCAAAGCCCGACCGGTTTGTATGTAACCTATCGTGAGGCTACTGGTAATGCCAACAACATCGCTTCGCAACTTGAAGGTTCACTGAAGCAGGAGAATAACTACTCTCTGACTGAAGTAAAGACTGTAAATCAGTTCATCGCTGGTTTCAGCAAATTCAGCCGCCAGATGCTTGCATCTCTGCCATTCATGAGCCAAACGTTACCCCGTTTGTTAACTCGTGATTTCTTCAAGGCAGAAAACTCTGCTTTCTTCTCTACTGTATCCGGTGCTGCTACTGGTTCTACCACTACTTCTGCTTCTGCTGATTTGGGTAAGATTATCCAGTTGATTGGTAACCTGCGTACAGGTGATTTTGCTGCATCTGTTGTGTTTGTTTCTAACGCACAATGGTCATTGCTGCTGAACGAATCATTCACCAATGGTTACTACATGGGTGCCGGTGGTCTTACTATCGGTCAATCCGGTGTGTTAAACATTGCCGGTGTACCTATCGTTGGTTGCAACTGGGTGCCTAATGACCGTGCTTTCTTGATAGACAATAGCTTCCTCGAAAGAGTAGAGGTGAACGGTGTAAACATTGAATTGAGTTACGAAGATCAAAACAACTTCGTAACCAACATGGTTACTGCCCGTATAGAGTGTTACGAAGCCATCAACTTGATGCTTCCTAACTCCGCTATCTACGCTACTATCTAAAATCAATGAGGGGGGTGGGATTCCATCCCCCTTATTATTAGCATGAAAAAGCGTGAACGAAAACCCTCGAAAAATGCGTGTCTTGTGGCACGTTCAACAATATCTCCCGAAGGCAAAGTCCGGCTCGGAATGGAACGCACACGAAATCAACAAGTGGTTAATGGAGCGTGGCCATCTCGTCAAGGTCATGACCTCCGCAATGAACAATGAGTACTATGAGTACGAAGGAATACCCGTTTTTAATCGCTCACATGATTGGTACTTTCACCATGATTGGGCAGATATAATTTTCACTCAATTAGATTTTGCAGCAGATGTGGCAGAGGACTGCAAAAAGACAAAGAAGCCGGCCGTTTGGTTTGCTCACAATACCTTTAACTATATTTCCGTCAGACGGAATCAGCATATAAACGTTGTGTATAATTCCCATTGGGGAAGTGAACACGGCAAATATCCCAACAACTCATTCATACTTCAACCACCGGTGAATATTGACCATTATAGGGTTGAACGTGGGGAGGAAATAACACTAATTAATCTCAATCGAAATAAGGGGGCCGAACTATTCTACCAGGTGGCACAAATGATGCCGGAATACAAGTTCCTTGCCGTGCAGGGTGGCTATGGTGAACAGATATACAAGGACTTGCCGAATGTTACTTACATGGCTAATCAACCGGATATTAGGAACGCATACAGGCGAACAAAGATACTACTCATGCCTTCGCAGTATGAGAGTTGGGGTAGAACGGCAACGGAAGCGATGGCATCGGGGATCCCTTGCATTGTAAGTGATTTACCTGCACTCCGTGAGAATTGTGGGGATGCCGGTATCTATTGCAGCCCTGACCGCCCTCACCAATGGGTGAACGCTATCAAAAATGTGGTGAATAATTACGAACTTTGCAGTAGGGCGGCATTTGACAGGGCAGAGCAGTTAAGGCCGCATGATAAATTATTAAATTTTGAACAATGGGTAACTACTCTTATACAATAGATTCGCAGGTAACGGAGGTAAGCTATGCGGAGCCGGTAACGCTTGCAGAGGCTAAACTATACATTAGGTTAAGCCATACAAGCGAAGATGCACAGGTTTCGCAACTAATTAGTTCTGCCCGGAAGATAATCGAAGATGCAGCAGGTATCAGCGTAATAACAAAGCAGGTGAAAGTATGGTTCAGCAATAAGGGTGGTGCATATCAACTGCCATACGGCCCGATTACTTCAGCAATTACTTTGTACGATGATTATACCGGTACAATCCTAACTGACAAACAAATCATAGGCGGTAATTATCCCCGAATTACTTTTCCACAGATAGAGAATATGAGAGCCGAATATACGGTAGGTTATACCCATGTCCCTGCTGCATTGAAGTTCGCCATTCTTGACCAGGTGAATTATATGTACGAAAATAGGGGGGCCGAAAATGAGGGTACTGGTATTTGTGAGAAAGCATGGAGAGCGTGTCAGCAGTTCACCCGTCAATCGCCAATACTATGAGGTTAAAGGGAACAAGACCTAATTATCTGTCAGCAGAACTATTGCATGAGCCGATTGGTGTACTTGCACCTACACAGGTGAGCGATGGTGAGGGGGGTTATACGGTTACCTATGCGAATACTGCCACCATTTGGGGTATGTTTATTCCGCTTGGCGATAGCCGTTCTTTGATTGCAGCGCAGGTAAGTTACACGGCATCCGCTACTGTATTCGTGCGCTACCCCCTCACGATTGATCAGACCTACAGATTAGAGATAAGCGGTGAGCAATATAGCATCCACTCTATTACGAATGTGGAGAATAAGGATGAATATTTGGAAATACAAATCTTTAAGTAATGGCGCAGGGGTTTGCTTTAAACATATCAGGAATACCAGAGTTGCAAAATGCAATTAACCGCATTAATACAAACGCAACAACCGTATTAAGTAATGAATTAGCAGCAAGTGCATTGGCTATACAAAAGAACGCAAAACGAAATGCCCCCGGTAATTTTGGTAAATTAAAGCAATCAATTAATATTGATTTAAGCAATGACTTATTCAAGTCAGTATTTAGTACGGAAGGCTATGCTCCATATGTGGAATTTGGTACTAAAGGCAATGCCCGTATACCTGCCGGATATGAAGCATTTGCAGCACAATTTAAAGGGAAAAAGGGTAGCACAATGAAAGAATTTTATAAAGCCATTGAGTTGTGGATGAGTAGAAAAGGAATAGATAAAAAGTTTGCATTTGTAATTATCCGAAAAATATTGACTAAAGGAGTTCCAGCACAACCATTTATGCTGCCTGCGTATGAGCAAGAGAAACCTAAGTTACTGAGAAGATTAAGAAGATTATTCACATGATAATGAAAAACCCTGCCATACCGATAAAGCAATGGTTAGTTACCCAACTTGCCGCCTATACCTATGTTGATGTGTACGATGCTATGGTGCCTGCCAATGAGCCGGCTGAATACATTACCATTACAGGTAGAACATCCGGGCAGGAACAAGGCAAAGAAGGTTACGTTAACATGGTTTCCGTCAACATAGATATAACAACGAAAAGTAGTAACTTTGGGTTCAAGAGGGCAGAGCAAATAGCGGATGCGGTGATGGGTGCGGTGAATAGTGATACGGTGGTTGTGTTGCCTGTGGGGTGGGATTGTAAAAATGTGGTATTGGCATCGGTAACTAACCTGGAGGACTTGGATCCATTTGATAACACTTTTCGTGTAATTTTGCGGTATGAATTTATAATTTCACAAACACAATAAATATGAGTTACACTTTTGTAAATGCGAGGGACATAATCCTTCAGTTGGACTTCGACAGGAATGGTACTTTCCTTGTTGTTGCTTGCCTTACATCCAATTCAATGGAGATCACCCGTGATGCCATTGATGCCGATAGTAAATGTGGCGATGAGCAACTGCCCGGTAATTCTGTAAGTCAGACAATCAGTTGCAGTGGTAATGCCATTGACCAAACAGGTAGCGGTAGCCGTGAAAGCTATGACCGTTTGTATCAAATGCTTGTAAACCGTGATTCAATCCCTGCCCGTTTCGGCCCTGCAGTTACTGTATCCGGTGACATCGTGTATAGCGGTAACATCTTTGTTACTTCGCTTTCATTGGATGCTACTGACAAAGACCTGCTGAAGTTTGATGCGGAGTTCCAGGTACAGAATGCTCCACTCACCCAAACAAAGACATACTAATTTATGCCCGTAGCATTTGAGTTAAAAACTTCAACGGGCGCAGTTAGTTTGTTATGGAATAACTGGGCGATGCACCGATTCTGTGAAATGAATGGCAACTTGCCAATAGGTAAGATGTTGGAGATGTATAATGGCCAGTCCTTAACCTTTAAGCACGTTATAACAATGGTGCAGGCGGCAAGTGAGGGAGCCGGCAAGGTGATAAGCGAAAGGGAAGCATCGCAGTTGATTGATGAAGGTGGTGGATTGCAGTTCACGGGATCGCAGGTACTTGAGTTCATCCAGTACACTATGAAGGCAATGGTACCGGATGTACCTGCTGATAAAAACGCACCGGAGGAAGAAAAAAAAAGTTAAACCACCGGGATAAGACCTGGGATGAGGTTATAATTCTCGCCATTGAATCGGGCCTAACTATTGAGCAGTTTTGGTCTATTCGGTGGCGAGATTTTTTGCTTTACAGGAAAGCGTATGAAGCGAAGCAGTTGGCTGAATGGCAGAGGGCAAGGTTGATAGCGTATGTTATGTACTGCACGAACACGGAAACGAAGGGGCGCAAAAGCATAACAGATTTCTTACCTTTGTCAACAGATGAACAGCCGGATAGAGGGGAGAGATTGACACAGGAGCAGTTTATAGAGAATATGAAGAAATTACACGAAGCATTAAAATAAAGCAATGGCAGTTCAAACCTTACAGATTACATTAACCGCTAACAACCAACAGGCTCTTGCTGCGTTACAGCAAACCGTTACATCATTAAATGGGGTATCAGCAGCAGCAGCTAATACAGGTGGTGCAACTGGAAGGCTTGGCACTAACTTCACCGGCCTTTCCCGTATAATTCAGGATTTGCCGTATGGATTTAATGCGATTGCCAACAACTTAACGAATATCCTCCCTGCTGCTGGCGCATTAGGATTAGGTATTTCTGTACTTGTAGCCGGATTGCAGTTTGCACAGATAGGGTTCGTTAACTGGACAAGGGGGTTGGGTGGAACAAATAAAGCAACCGAAGATGCTAATAAACTTACAGATAAGTATATTGATAATTTAGCAAAAGAAAGGTCGGAACTTGATACGCTTTATCAAACTGCTGTTAATCTAAATGTGCCAATGGCGGCACGAAATGCATCTGTAGAAAAATTACAAAAGTTATATCCTTCAATTTTAAGCAATATAGATGCAGAAACTATAAAGGCAGGACTTGCAGCAGATGCCTACATGAGAATAGTTGATGCTCTTGACAAAAAAGCAATGGCAACTGCTGCCGAAGATTTAAAGGTAGATAAGTATAAAGAATTATTCAAGATTCAAGAGGAAATAAAGAAAGTAAATGATAAATATGGTATAACAAGTACTAAAGTAATTAAGGATAATAATAAAGGTTATCAAGAATTAACTACAAGCGCAGGTGGTGCATCAGATGCAATAGATTTAGTTGCAAGTAGTTCAGATAAAGCAAATTTAAAAAACCAGCAATATAGAAACGAGCTAAATGAACTTCAAAAACAAGCATTTGCAACACAGCAAGCAATAGATCAACTTAACGGAATCATTGTACAAAACCAAACAGTTACAACAACGGGTGGAGAAGTTACAGATAAGCAAATCAATGATTATGTTAGATTACAAAAAGAACTTGAATACTATAACAGGTTATTGGTAGAGCAATCGGCTATAACTAAGTTAAGAGCAAATATGGCCGGGAAAGATACTGCAACAGTATCTACCGGAGGCATCAACCTTCCGCAACAAAAAGACCTAACCAATCTTCAACTTACAATTAACTCCAACAATACATTAAACAAGGTTCTTGCAGAGCAAGCAATGGCATTGAATATGGTAAAGTTGAAGAAGGATGAAGCATTCGCAGCAGACACGGCAAACTACCTGACGCAATCCATTACCAATATGTTCAATGCTATGATTAATGGTCAAAGCATTGGTACTGCATTAGGTGATATGTTCAAGCGATTAGCGGTTGACATTGCAATGGCATCAGCGAAGGCGGCAATCTTTCAGGGTATTATGTCTGTATTAACTGCACCGTTGAGTACAGGTGCAAAAGCAGGGCAAGCGGTTGCCGGTGCTATGGGTTTTGCCGGTGGTGGTGGTGGTAAGAAAGGCGGTGGGTTCCTTTCACTTCTCGGCAAACTTCTCGGCTTCTCCGAAGGCGGTACAGTATCCGGCCCTCGTTCTGGCTATCCGGTAATGCTACACGGAACAGAACACATCGTACGGCCCGACCAAATGCGGTCAATTATCGCATCAGCATCGCAGATGGGTGGAGGAAATAGTAGGGTAGTGGTGGAGGGTAGAATATCCGGCAATGACATCTTTATAAGCCAAAAACGAACAAGCACATTCAGGGCATTAACAACTTAACATGAGCTACGGCAAAAAATATACCCTACAGGCAATCAGCAAATCAGGACTAACCTATACTGCTGAAATATGGGAGAAAGGATATAGCGGTACAACCTATTCAGTAGGTACCGGCCCATCCCCTTTCGTACTTGACTGCATGGCAACGGGAGATGATCCATTCTCACCCATACTTGCCACTACCTTAACCATTAGAGCCGATTTTACCGACTTTACAGGCCCATTACCGGACTTTCTCACAACGGATGATAAAAAGTACTACGTTAAGTTATTCGCACAGGGAACGACCTATTTTGTGTGGCAGGGGTTTATATTTATGGATACCCTGCAGGTACCATTCACAACGGGCAGAAACTTTATAGACATCATTTGTGTTGATGGATTAGCTATACTCAAAAGCACTCCCTACCCATTTACAAGTGCAAACATTAATGAGGGGGAATCAATACTGCGAGTGCTGAAAAATTGCTTCGATTCGATTCAGTTCCCGGAAACTTACTACATCAATTCGTGTGTGAATTATTACGCACAATTCCAAACTACAACCGATTCACACATTAGGAATAGTTATATCCTGCCAAATGTATGGATGAATAATGACTACTCATTTAAGAGTTGCTATGAGGTACTTGAAACCATTGCAACGTCATACGGAGCGCAAATATTCCAATCGGGCGGTGAGTGGTGGATGGCTTCCGTTAATGAAAGGGCAGGTGATACATTGAGGGTGTTCCGTACAGATAGTTCTATTGCATCCGATACCTTGTTATCGGTAAACATTAACCGTACATACAAGCCGTGGATAAATGATACTATAACACCATTCTACTTCATTAACAATGACCAAAACAAGACAATCTCAAAGGGCTTTCAGTCCATTGTATTAACGGGCGATATTGAGTATTCGGGCAATACTATAATGAATGGCAATATGTCAATCATTACAAGTGGTGTGCCTGACTTCTTTACCCGTACAATCGGTTCCGGTGGTAGTTTCGTAATGAATAGCAATAGCGGTATCGCAGGTGCTACATTAATATCGGGAACGGGTAATACTGACCTGCAAGCAGATTCATGCGGTGATGTTGGAACGGGGGATATACTTGAAGTAGGGTATCAGATTAAAGCAGCCGTAACGGGTAAAATGCTCGTTGAAATTAAGTTAGACACAGGTTCCACGGTGTACTATTATCAAAAGACCGTATCTGGTACTGCATGGAGTACATCCGCATTTTATGAGGATGATGTGAACACTACCAACATGGAAACGAAAACCATTACAACGCTTCCATGTCCGGCTAATGGCTTTCTCACCATAAAATTCAGAGTATCAAATGGCGGCATCAATGAGGCATTTATAGCCAACATCAAAAAAACTGCAAGACCTTCGCTGACTGAAAAAAGGATAGTAAATAACAATACTTCATCCAATCAGTATAAAAAAGAGGCAAGTACTAAAATAGGGTTACCGTTCCCGAAAAATAGCACCACACAGGCGCAAACACTTCTTAACCTTAATTTAGGCGGTTCTGCATTGGAGAACTTCCAAAGGTTTGGCGGTAGTGATACCTATGCGACATTAGGTAACCTTCTTTATTCGCAGTTATTTAACATCCTTTCATTGCCACAGGTGAACATGGCATTTAACTCATACAACCTATTTAATCAATCGGGTAACTACATCATAGGGTTACTGCATAATTTTGGGGTACAGGATCCTTCAAGTTTGGTGAACGTGAACTCTGCAAGGTTTGTAATGAGTACCTGCACCATTGATTACATTAACAATACTTTGTCGGGTACGGCTATGCAGGTATCAAATGCGGTGCTGACTTATACGCAAATAGATACACCAACGGCAACACCAACTGCAACCTGTAAGCAATACACTAACTTAACAGGTTCTAACTGGACTGGTTCGTATATCCGGTGTGATGGAATTGCGTTTGGTCCCGTAACTTTGCTGCCGGGAGCATCTGTATGTGCAAGGATATACACTCCGATAACTATTAGCGGCTCAAATTTAACAATGGGAATAGATTGCGTATGACACCAGTAACCGGACAAAAACTCAACCTTTACAGGTACAATTCGATAGCAATGACAGACAATATCATTGCGTGTGCAAGGACTTGCACCTTTTCGGTGGAGGTGGATGCGATGGAAACTACCAATATCAGTAGTGCCTGGTTCAGAGAATCCCGGCCCGATGTCGCTTCATGGTCGATACAAGCGGATGGACTTGTTGTGTTAGATGACTATTCCTACCTATTTATGCTCAATAGCCAACTGAATCGGGAGCTGGTATCATTGAAATTCGTTATTGATAATGGTACTGCAGGTGGTTTGGTGATAGTATCAGGGTTGGCATGGTTGCAATCCTTTACCATTACGGGGGCAAATAAGGACATCGCAACTTATCAGGTATCTTATCAAGGTACGGGGGTTTATAGTTTAGCAGGAACCACCGTAACGCCAACGGGCATCGTTATACAAGGTACAACTACACAGGTGCTGCAATATACTGCCGGTGGTGGTGAAACTTCGATAGCTATACCGGGTGGGGCAGGTAAAACAATGATATACGGCTCACGGGGTGGTACATCGTTTGAAACAATTGCTTATAGCGGTTCACCGGGTACAGGTGTAGTGTGGACTGTGGGTAGTGGTACGCTGACCGTTGATTCGGGTGTGCCTTTCTTCGCAGGTGAGAAAATTATAATTTTAGTTCAATAAATACATATGAGAAAGTTTTTAACAATCTGTGCAATACTTTTATCCCTATCCGCATCCGCACAATGGCAGCAAACAGGTAGTAAAGTACGTTACGTTAATGGTATCGGTATTCCTACTAAGGATACGGCCGCTGGGGTGAGTGCTGATAGTTCACAGATACTGATTAGACCTGCTGATAGTTCGTTGTATGTGAAGTATAAGAGGACTTGGCAGAAAGTAGGTGGTGGTGGAGGTGGAACGGTTACGGGTAGTGGTACAACTAACTATGTGCCTAAATTCACTTCATCTACTGCTATAG